GTCTCTCGTAGAGATTGACACGACGATTCTCATTTTGAAGAGACTTTTACCGAGGAGTACCTTCATGAACAATTTGTATCTCACGTCAAACATGGTCATTCGAGTGTACTACGAGACATTCTTAACTTTTCTGGTTTGGTTCATCTCGCGTTACGATCCATTTTGGGTGAGAGCCTACACGCTCTCGTGTCAACTTTTCATAAACGTATTCAGTTGTGGAATTTGCGCACTCACCTTTTCTAAGAACTTTAAGAAAAGAATCTAATGTACTAGTAGTATGCAAATTTTCGTAAAGACACTCACCGGGAAGACGATCACTTTGGAGGTTGAGTCTTCGGACACGATCGATAACATCAAGGCTAAGATCCAAGACAAAGAGGGTATTCCACCCGACCAACAACGACTCATTTTCGCTGGTAAACAACTCGAGGATGGACGTACACTCTCAGATTATAACATCCAAAAAGAGTCTACTTTGCACCTGGTTCTTCGTCTCAGGGGTGGTGGTGAGCGCAAACCCAACGCGTACATAAACTTTGTCAAGAAGCATCGTCCCGAGGTTGTCAAAGATTTTCCCAATCTTTCATTCACCGAAATTGGTTCGAAGCTCGGTGAAATGTGGAGGGCTCTTTCCGACGAAGAGAAAAAGAAATATGTGAAATAAGTATGTGGTTGTACATAGTAGGAGTTGGAGCATTTCTTTACACCGTCCCATATTGTTGTTTAGTTTCGGTATTTAAAGAACGAAATAGAAGAGGGTGTTCACCTAGAGGTTCATCAATGTACTTAAGGGATATGGACCATAACTATACATATGGCACCTCTCGGAGTTAAGAAACTTTGTTACGATGCTCATCTGCCTACTCGTGGTTCTGATGGTGCTGTGGGATATGATCTATATAGCTCCGAGGATGCGACGGTACCGTGTCAGGCGGGGCGAGCTCTAGTGAGTACCGGTATCGCACTATCCATTCCAGACGGTCTATATGGTCGTGTAGCTCCTCGCTCTGGTCTCGCCGTGAAGCACTGTATCAATGTGGGCGCGGGTGTGATCGATCCTGATTATACCGGTGAAGTCAAGGTCGTCCTATTCAATCATGGTACGGAAGACTTTGAAATCAAGAAGGGTGATCGTATCGCTCAACTCATTTTGGAGAGGTGTGAGACACCTATGATTAAGGAAGTTGGTCTTCTCGAGGAGACACTCAGGGGTGATGGTGGTTTCGGATCTACAGGTCTTTGAATTCCTCTTTGCAAAACCACAAATCTTCGGGTGTAGGCATGAATAACATACCATGGCGCATAGTCATATACAACTTAGCTTTATTCAGATCAGGGTAAGACCACAGAATCCAACGTTCCCAATATTCGGCCCGGAAGAAATCTTCCCAATCCTCTTTCGTACTTTTATCGATCCTCAACATTTCCCGATGAATCTCACCAGGATCCGTTTCTATTCGCAGCTTCTTAGGAAGGACAGCACCTTTTCTAAGAAGATGTGCACGCATGAGTTTGGGATTTCTATGATCGATGTAATGCTGGGTACCTCTCTCACCGAAATCGATGGCTCTCTTATTGGGTAACGTCACCCTGAGTTTGTGTGTTACGGAAGGGCTTGGTTGTAATACGACGTGCATTAATACAGCATAAGGAAAAAATTATAGCTATATTCATGCTCGAATATACGACACTCGACGGGACGATCATACAAGTTGGTCAAAATGCCAAAGAAAATGATCGATTGACGCTTTCGAGTGCACCTCGATATTGGTGGATGCACGCCGCCGGGTATTCGGGTGCACACGTTATCATCTGTGAAACGAATGATCTCTCTAGGGAGACGAAAAGGGATGCGATGGTTTTAACGATTCATCACAGTAATGCACCCGATACCAAAATGTCGTGTATTGACTTGGCTCGTGTAGAGCAAACCGCATCTATGCGTCAGACTGGAAAAGTTGAACTTCGAGGTGATGTCATGGAACTCACCATTTTTATGCGCCGTGAAAAGGAACGTTTAGAAAGGATCTTAAAAACGAAACGGGTGGTAACAGTATAATGAGTCATTTTCAGGATTGGAAACCCGTCGTCATTCATGGAGCGAAACACAATGTTTCGCGACCCACACAGCCACACCGTGAAGTGACGAAGGAGCAAAAGTTAGACCGCGAGGAGTTGGGGACACACAAGACGGTTTCACTTTCCATGGCGAAGATGATTCAACAAGGGCGTATTGCTAAAGGTTTCAAGACACAAAAAGATTTAGCGATCGCGGTGGGTGTGAATGCGAGTATTATCAACTCGTACGAATCGGGTAGAGCTATTCCGGATCCGAATGTGCTACAGAAATTGAGAAGGGTTCTGGGAGTAAAACTAAAGTAAGGAAGAATAATGTCCAGCGATGTAATACACATCCTTGAATCCAAGATCTTCCAATTTCTCTGCCGCAAATCTGGCCCGTTGCCCCGTATTGCAGTAGACGAGTAAACCTCTCTTGGGAAGTTCCGTCGTCGTTTTTTCATTGATTTTATCGACTGGGATGTGAAGCGCTTTTGGGTAATGACCCGCGCGCCACTCCACAGCTGTTCGAACATCTATGACCTTTTTAATTTTACCTTCTTTTATGAGTCTCTTGGCCTCGGAAGCAGATACGAGACTCTGACCCAAATAGGAATACGCAACAACCGCGGTGAGGCCACCGGCTATGAGTAGGGGTATCATATATAAAGGTTTAGATGTTTTTATGATAAATGGCCCTTGGCAAGAAAAACGACGACACGACGACACGACTCACCCCAGATGAACGTGACGCCATGTACACGAAAATGAAACAGGCGGCTATCGACAAGGCACTTCAGGGTGAAAAGGTTCGATACAAGTCTACGTCCAGCCCTGAGCGATTCAAGGCTTTTCTCGAGCATCGACTTACGATTTGGGATGAGCTAAAGGATAAAACGTTTCATGGAAAGCGTATGTATAACAAGACTAAGGAAATTCTAGCAAACTTTGAATCGAGCGCTAATTAAACGAGCTTCGTCCCAACGACCGGATTGTTGAATCAAGAGTCGTGTATTCGGTTTCATCCTGGAAAGAGAAAACCCTTCTCTTAATCTCTTAAAAGCATAGTCGATGGTCTTGCTGTTAATGTCACTACGTTTCACCTTGTACGCTCGCATTTCATTCTCCACCTCTTTCAGTTTGGATGTGAGTTCATTTACGGTACTTTGAAGTGAGGTAATGACGAGCTTCTGTTTCTTGACTTTCATATCCTCCGGTTTGTTCCGGAGTCTATCCTTCAATTCTGCGATAATTACCTTTTGCTTTTTGATCTTTAGGTTCTTCTTCTTCACCACCTTGTCAATCTCAGGTCCAAGGTCTACGACAAACTTGGACGTCTTGCGGGGTCGTGAACAAGATTTTACCATTTTGTAATACTTTTATATGTTTAACAAATTACTTAGGTGTTTAGTTACCGAAAGCGACGCCACCCATACCCTTCTTAATGCGTAAAATGTTGTAGTTTACGGCATATACGCGGTGAAGGTTGTTACCACCGGAAGGACCGGTGAGGGCGAGCTTGGCATTGTCGATGCGACTGAAGTTTAGGGTGCCGGTGGGGTTCGACCTGCTCAAGCTGAGGCAGAAAGGCCACGTGAAGGTGGGAAGATCCTCGAGAATGTCATCGGGGAGGTCGCTACTGTGCATCTCGGGTACGACAGTGTGGTGATAGACGGGGGAGGTATCCTCGAAAAGAGGGGTACCGTTGATGTAAAGCGACGACTTGGAAAAGGTGAACTCAGAGTCCCAATCGTTACCGGTCGCCTTACCAGATACAAGGTGAATGGACTTGACGGGATGGTTGAAATAGGTGAGATCGATCTCCGTGTCGGTGTTGGTCGCGAGCTGGTGCTGGGTTTGGGTGAAGAGAAGATCGTGCTCGTTATCGGTGAAGAACTTGCGTTCCTCGGTGTCGAGGTAGATGTAGTTACCCCAGATCTTAGGAGTATCGGTGGGGGTGTACCCGTCCCTGCACTTAATACGGATCTCTACATCATGATACTGTAAGGCCACTAAAGGAAGGCACCTCGTGTAATCCTCGGCGAAGAAGAAGGGAATGATGTAGTGGTCGCCACCGTGGTTCGCCTTCTTGCTGTTGGTGGTGACGGCGTACGACGCCTTGGCCGCACTGTCACGTAAAAGGGGGTTATGAACACCCTGAATGAAAAGTGAATCCAATTGCGAAACCTTCTGACCACCGATCCACAGCGAAAATTCAGTGGGACTCGCAGCGACGTTGGAGAACAAACCGGTGGCATTCTCTTGAACCCCGGCAATACCGGTAGACTCAATCCAAATGTAGCTCATGAGGTCACCCTTAGAGCGAATAGGAACGGTGATTTCGTTGTTCGCACCGAAGGTACCGATGTAGTCCATCCTCTCGGGCTTCATCGCGAAGTTAGTATGGCGCTTATAGCTCTGACGGAAAAAGCTCACC